TAGTTTCTTATATTGACATAGGTGGGATTCTAATAAAAAGTTTGTAAGCACTTTAGAATTTTCTGGCGAAACATTATCTTTAGCTTTGGCAAAAATATATTTTTCTGCTTCAGCTACATTCAGCATGTCATCTTTTCCGAGCTTCGCACCTTTGGCTTCAATAAGATTATCCCAACCTTTTAAATAACAAAGACCAGATCTAACACTCCAGTTAGATTTGTCAGTAGCTAACATTGTGTCAGGCTCTAAGGGTACTTCGGCTGTTTCTTTTAATGCTTGACAAAATAACCATGTAGTCATTCTACCATACTTGTGTATCTTCTGTGCTTCCTCATACATATTAAAAAAGGATTCACTTGGGTTATCTCTTAATTGATTATCTACCCATGCTTTAATAGAACCATAGGGCATAATCAATTGTTGCATAGATCTTACTTGTTCAGCAATTCTACCTTTATTATATTTTGTATCACGAGCATATCTTTGTTTATCTAAATGCTCAACATTCCATTCTTCTAATTCTTGTAAATCAATTTCCAATAGATTTGGAAAGTTCCAATATATCGCCCAAGCCATTTCTGTTTGATAGGTGCAACCAAAGATTAAACAGTACCAGAGTCGCTGTTCTTCAGTCATAGGTTTTTTTGTAGGGGATTTATCGCCAGTAGCATCGCGAAATATGTTGGCTGTCATGTAATGGTCGAGGTCATTATAAGTTAGTCGCCAATCTAACCATAATAGAAAACCTTTCTCCCTATTTTCAGGGAGTCGCCAATCTACATATTCTTTATCTTTATTATCTGTGTGTAAATACTTCATCGTTTATATAGAGTATCCATACCCCATATGTTTCTGTATTTAACTTCTTCACCCAAGAACATTACTTGCTTATCTCCTGGGACTAAATTTAATTGTTCTTGTAAAGGTGTGAAACCTTGCTCAATAAATTTAGCTCGTTGATTGCTTTCATAATCTGATAGTATTCTATCTGACCAGTGAAACTCTAAAGACATCTGTTTGATACTTTCAGGAATAAACCAATCTGGTTCAAAGATACGATATTCTTCGCCTTCAACATCACACTTTAAATGTGTTGGTTGGTAAATATCAAATAATTGTTGTGCTTGTACTGTTGGAACTTTGACTTGGTTTTTTCTCATGTTCTTTGCAGCATTACTTTTTGGATTAGTAGTGCCTGAACAAAATTCTTGTTTACTTCCTGTTAGATATAAAGTTATCTCAGGAATATCTTGAGTAGTGACTGCAGCATTAATTAAACAAAATCTTTCATCATGCCCTAGATTCTTTTCACATACTTCAAAATTTTCAGGATGACATTCTACACCAATATATTGTTTTATATTTGTATCAAGTAGCATTCTTCCAAACGCACCAATATTCATACCCCAGTCCATAACTATGGCACCATCAAGATTATCAAACTTTGAATAATTAGATAGGCATTGGTTCACCATATCCTTATCAACTCCTAGAGCTTTGCCATCTACTTCACGAACATAGGTGTCTTTAAATATTTTATAATTCATACTAAAAAAAGTCTGCTAGAGAACTAGCTTCACTGTCAGGGTGGTACTTAGATACAATATCTTTCCCTAGTTTATCTTCAAGAAAGTCATACCATTCTTTCTCATCCCACATCCCAGGACTAATACCATTCCATAATGGTCTTTGTAAGACGTGTTCTTTATTAGTTCTACGATTAATAACATAATCTTCACGAGCTCGTTCATAATCCCAGCTTCCTAGTTCTAACATCTTCTCTCTGAAATAACATACGAAAGATATTCTTTCAGCACTTTCATCTTCCATAACCATTGGTGTATTACCATGTATTCCATCATGATTATTAATTAATAATAAATCTCCTGGACGAATATTAATAGCAACTTTATATTCAGGAAGTATTAAGTACCCACCAGAATATTTACCATTATTTGATACGACTGTAAGATTAGAGAATCCTTCATTTAGATCTCCCATGTCTCGATGGTATGCTGTTCTAAATGTTTTATTAACAGTAGCAGTAGTGAAAACAGTTCCAGGAATAATAAATTTATTATCTAGTTTATTACATGCTTCCTGTTGTTTACCATACCTGACTGGCAATAGTTCACCAAAACCTTTAGATAATTGTTGTAAGAAAGGGAATCCTTGTTCAAACTTCTCAGGATTATCTCTAGTGAAAGTTGTAGGACGACCAAAAGGAATACGAGGGTATCTATCAAAGAATCCTGCGATACCTGAGAACACTGAATTAGCATAAGAAGTTGTAGAGGTCAATTTATCATTTACTCTAGTTGCTTCTTTAACCATTTCCTCTCTAGGCAATCCTCTTATTTCTTCAACCCAATTATCAAATACGAAATCTTCTTCTGCTACTTTTTGTGCGAGCCACACTTTACCACGACTGTCATCAGCAATCTTCTCACGACCTTTATACTCTAGTTGAATTGCTTCAACAGGATCCGAGCCATCAAGAGTAGCTGAGGGTGACATAAAATATTGTATTAATGCGTTGTGATAGTTAGTGACCCAATCCCTAGTTCCTAGAGCAACTGTTTTTTCACTACCTGCTGCGAGTCCACGATTCTCAGTGGCACCTGCTGCTTCACGCAAACCATTATATGCTTTATCTTGTTGGTCTTGAGTAAACCAGTTTTTTCTAAACTTAAATATAATATTGGCTTCAGAGTTTTCTTCACCCATAGGAGTGGGAGCATAAAAGTCGCAATCCCAATCACATAATAATTCATAATCATTTTCATCACCAAATAATCCTAGCTTATCTTCGCATTCAAACTTCTTTGGTGCTGTTATCACTTTTGTCATAATTTAAATCCTTCCATATTTAATCGCTGTCCAGCATCGGACTTATCAAACACAGCGATATCATCTTCTTTTTTTTCTTGACCTGATCCCATTATGTTTGATTGAGCAGATGCTTCTACATCATATAATCGCATTTTATTCTTATCAACACCAACTACGAATCGCTTGTAATAATTAGGATCTGAATATCTATTCTTCAGTTGCTTAATCATCCACTGTCCCATATTGTCTAGTTCTTCACTAGCAATAATCGCGAACATTAAATCAGCAGTCGCTGGTAAACCAAAAGATTCAGAAGTATCTTCTAGACCAACATCAGTGTTATTAAAGCCACCTCTTGTCGTTTGGGTAGCTGATACGAGAGGACAATTATATTCAACTGCCAGTCCTCTAAGTTCTTCGGCAATAGATTTAATGTAAGAATAAGTGTTTACATTAGATCCCATCTTTAATCTTTGTGAAGCACAGATATTAAGATAATCAATAAAGATAATATCTGGCTTGAAACCTTTTTTCATTTTAAGTTCTTCAAGTAATGCTCTGAAGTGACCAGAGTGAGCAGAGCCTGTAGGATATTCTTTTACAATCAATTTACCTTTACTAGAATCTTTAATCTTATTAATTCTTTTACTGAATATGTCATGGTCAACGACTTTAATTTCATTCATACCCAAGTTCAATAAGTTAGCATCAATCCTTTCAGAGATTTTTTCTTCAGCCATCTCCATAGTAATATAAAGAACATTCATACCAGCACCCAAAACTGATGCAGCATGATGACACATAAATAATGATTTACCAACACCTGTACCAGCCATAGCAATATTAAGAGTCTTTTTACTCAAGCCACCTCTGGTAATAGTATTCAATAATTCAATATCAAATTTAATTTTCTCTTCAACTTTATGATAGAACTCATAACGAGAGTCGGAGTCTTCTAGATAATCATGACCAACAGAAGTATCAAAGCAAACACCCAAAGCATCTTGCATCATTTTAGGAATAGCATCTTTGGTATGTTGTTTATCACGACCATCAATAATTTTGATAGCATCCATTACAGTATTATATACTGCTCGTTCTTTACACCAATCTTCAGTTTTATCATAGAGCCAGTTTTCATTTACATCATTTGGCTCTTTCATCTTAAGAATGGCATCCTGAATTAGTTTATGATCATTATCATATAAGTCTTTACGATTGAAGACTTCATTAGCAATCATTTCAGCATTAGGAACATTATTATATTGTAGGAATAACTTAGTATATTCTTCAAACATAATCTTCTCATTGCGTTCTTCAAAATATTCAGGTTTGATGAATGGTGTCACCTTGCGTGAGTATTCATCATTATGTAATAGATTATTTAATATAGTTTCTTCAATACGCATAATTTATATTCTATCTGAAAAAAAGTTAAAAGTCAAATTAAGATTCTGGCTCATCTTTTAGTACATCCTTCATCTCATCTTCGCCACCTCTAAATAGAAGTTGCTTTTCATTAAGTTGTTCTTTAATCATAGCCATTAAGAAATCACCGAGCATCTTTTCAACTTCAACTTTAGGTACTGTACGAAATTTATCTTTACCCTCTATCTCATAAGTATAGTCTAGTTTAATAGTGCTATCCTCAGTTGTCTTAAAAGATACCTTGCCAAAAGAAACAATCTTATCCTCTAATAAACCTTGTGTCACTCTTAGCTTCATAAACCCAGCTTCATTAGTTTCTTCTAAAACTTCATGTGGTATTTGGGCTTGAGCAGAGTCTCTCAATTTATCAGTATGATAATTTTCTTTTTCCCAATCCTCTTTGGCTTTCAGATAATCTTCTTCTGAAACATAGTCGTCAGCACTATGGATTGGTTCATACTCCTTGGGATTATTTCCCTGTATTATCTTCGACATCTTCTGGTACAATCTCTTCTAGACTTGAGCCACCATACATAAACTTCTTCTTGGTATGGGCATCAATTGATTTAAGAACATCCTCAGTAAAGTATTTCTCAGGATCGTTGGCGATATGTTTACCGAACAGTTTTTTACCATCTACAGTAATCCTACCACCAGCCGATTCCCAGATACCTGCTTCAACAGCAAGTTCTGTCAGACCATGATAACGTGAAAGTCCTTTTTCGAAATTTAGTTTACACTCAACTTTAGAGTTCTCCTTAGTAAATCTAGATTTTTGTGTAGTACATTTAATAATGTTTCCAACAATATCAGTACCATCTCTATCTTTAGATTTACCCAAAAATATAATTGTAGATGCAGCATACTTTAAGCCACCTCCACCACCCATGTCCTTCATAGGCATGTAAGAACCAATAACATCAAAAGTATGATTAGTGACAATCATTGGTACATCAAGCTGTGCGAGTTTTAGACTCAATACTCTGAAAGCACCTCTTACTAGTTGTGCTCTCGTCATATCACGAGTATCTTTACCCTCTGCCACATCTGCTACTTCTTTGGTGGTTGAGAGCATACCCAATGAATCTAAAACAAATAGGATTGGTTTCCGTGCTGCTTCAGGCACACTTTTATGGTTATCAAGTATTCGCACAGCTTGAGTACGGAACTCTTGAATAGTTGTCACAGGAACCATTACGAACCTGTTGGTATCAATATCTCTATCTTCGAGGATTTGCTTAGTAAGTGCACCCTCTGTTTCAAAATATATTACACCTGCTTCTGGGTCTAGGTCTAGAAAGTTTTTAGCAATCCCCAGAGCAAAAAATGTTTTTCCTGTAGAACTTTCACCAGCCAAGGCAGTCACCTTGTTTGCTGGTAGTCCACCAAATATAGATCCACTCAATAGAGCATTAAATACATAAGACCCTGTGTCAACGAAACTGACATCAGAGTCCAAAGCATTTTCCGCAAGACCTGCGTACTCATTATCAAGATTATCTATAAGATCGTTTAAATAACCAACCATATATTATCTCCTTTTAAATTAAACTTCATCGTTTGCTGGATTAACAATCACTGGCTCCAATGGTGCCATTTGAATGTTTGGTGCAAGTTTGTTATTTTCTTCAGACCATTTTAATCCAACATATACTCTATACAAACCATCGGCTGTAATGAATACATCTTTATTCCACTCTTCATATCCTGGAAGGGATGTTGGTGAAATAATATTATTTGTTTGAGAAGTAGATCTTTCAATCATTAGATCCTCTCCTTCACCACGACCCTCTTCTTTATATATAGATTCATTTTGAGTGATTCTACCATTTACTTGGTCAGCTAAATCAGACTTGGCGATAGTAGTCGCTTTGTCTAGAGCAAACTGTAAATCATAAGATACAGAAGCACCAACACCATATATAAAGTCGTTAGCATCCCTGTTTCTAATAATACCTTTTTCAACATCGTGATCTAAGTACCAAGTCGGCACTTTATTTAGAACACCATCTTTATTGGCTTCTTGGGTTATCTTAGTAGTCGAACACGCACTCACAAATACAGCGAGCATTCCTACCAAGATTATAGTTTTAAAATTTTGAATTGATGACATAATAAACCTCCTTCACAGTTTCAATAATAGTCGATCCGATACTTGGATAAAAGTAAGCAACCCCTATCCCGATACCAATTCCTATAACATATTTCATAATATAACTTCTCCTAGTTCATTTCTGTAATGACCTTAACGAAAACAGAATACATCATCAGTTGTGCAGCTTCATATATTAAAGCATCTGTTGAGTTTGCCTTGTGGTCAAACTTCTGACGACCATTCTGTACTTCTTCCTTACAAGTCCTAGTTTCTATAGAACTGATTATGATACCATTCCTAACAATTGAGGTTGTCTCAGTTGTACAGTTTGGTCCATACACCTTTGTTATCGGTGCGGAGTAAGCAGAGGGTGACATAGTCAATCCCATTATTATCATTAATCCAATTACTTTTTTCATTATCATAATATTACCTGATAAAAACTTAAAAGTAAAATACCAGTAAGTCATTGTTTCTAAAAGAAATCCTCTAAAGAAGCTGTGTCCTTGACCTTCCATTTGAGCGAATTTACTAGTATTTCAAGAGGATCTAGAAACACCTTTTCAAACATCAAGTCATAGTCAGCATATTTATGGATATCAAATTCCTTAGGAATCTCATCCAGGAAGGAAATAACATTTTCCCTCATTGTATTGGGCTTTTTAAGATATACGAATCTTATCTTTTCACCCTCTTTAATAGTATTATATCTAAGATTTAGATTCTTCTCTTTTAAATAATGATTATAAAGTAAAGCACCTCTAACATGAATAGGAGTTGCCTTGCGATATATTTGAGAGGAATCATAATAGTTGCTCAGACCATTTACCGATCTAGGAAAAGCAATCTCTTCAACAGGAAGTGAATTAAAATGAGTTCTAGCTTTCTCGATAAACTCATACAATTCAGATTGAGTTCCACGAAGAACAGTTGGTATTACCTCTTTTAATAATTCACGAACAGCATGAGGAGTAGAAGATTTAATCATCTCTAAACCCATAATCTTCATCTTAGGTTTTTTATAAGATACTCCTTCAGAGTTATATACTGAAAGAACATATCTTTTCTTAGCAGTCCATAAACCTTTATCGGCTAGAACTTCTCTTTCCATTACCATCTTGTTTGCAAAAGCATTTTGTCTTTTAGCAAGAATAGCATATTGCTCATTTATATATGGCATGAATTTTTCATTACATATTGTATCTAAGAACTTAATAGTTTTATTTATGTCAGTTTGTTTATCTCCCATAACTTTATCAACAAGTTTCTCAAAGGTCACATAGATAGAATCTGTATCAACAGCAATAATATAGTCTTCATCTTTTGTACCAATTATCTTGTTTAGATATTCATTCATTCTATCATGAATCCAACGAATAGATAATTGCCCAGAAGTAGTAATAGCTTCAGCCATCTTAATATCAAAGTATCTAAAGTATTGATTGCCGAGTGCACCATAAGCAGAGTTAAGAGCAATCTTCATTCCCATCTGATAATTATTTTTACTTGAGATAACTTTTAATTGTCTAGGATCATTTTCGTTTTCATATAATTGCTGTGCTTGAAGCATTTCTTTTTTAGCAATCTTTCTTTGATTATAGAAGTCTTCCATAATAGATGGGAACACACCTCTAAAGTCTTTTCTATATTGCGAACCATTTGCAGCAACAGCAAAATCAGATTCTCCAGCAGGATTTTTAAGATAATGCTCGACACCCTTTTCAACTGATTCTTGTTGTAATGTTTCAGGGGAAATATTATACTGCATAATTAAATGCGGATATAGTGAGTTTAAGTCAAAGGAAGCCACCCATTTATGTAATCCTACAATTGGATCTTTTACGAATGCTCCTTCAAACTTAGTAGATTTATTTTGGCTGGACTTGGGTGGTATGACCACATTTACTTTCATTAGATAATTGTGAACAATCATATCCCACATACGAACTTGCGAGAATACATCATCATAATTAATCTTAGCATTATATGCCATAGTCAACTGAAGTTCAATCAGTTTCATTTTATCTTCTAGCATATCAACTAATCTAACATCATGAATGTTATAATCAACAAACTTATTCCAGTCCATCTTATAGAAGTCAGAGAATGTAGAATATTCACTGTGATCTAATTTCTTAGAATTAAGTTCAACGAATGCGATATTATCTAAACGATAAGATTCCTGGGCAGTATAAGTATATTTTTTGTAGAGGTCTAGATAATCTAGCTGAGCAACACCTGCGATAGCAATGGCGAACTGTTTATTACCTTTTACAAATATTTCCCTTTCATGTACTATTTTCCAGGGAGATAATCTACGAGCATGGTCTTCACCAATTATGTGACACATTCTTCTCCATAAATAAGCAAGGTCAAAGAACTGAGAGTTCCATCCAGTAATAACATCAGGATAGTTTTCAATCCAGTAATCTAGAAATTTATTAAAGAGAACTTTCTCATCACTACAATATACATATCGCCAATCAGTATGTTGAGTAGCATCGCCAGTATATGGCTTGGTGCCAAAAGTGACAGTTTCTTTAGTATGATTATCTTGTAAGGTAATTAAAAGAAGTTTCTCATTTGCTCTTTCAATATTAGGGAAACCCTCTTCAGCTTCAGTTTCAATATCAATAGACCAGATCTTAATTAGATCTTTGTCCCAATCAATATCTTTATCAAACTCGTCATGCATATATTGATAATGCCATGTAGTTTGACCATGAACATCCATAACATCGCCATAAGACTGTACAAAGTTTTTTGCGTCTTTAATGCTGGCTTGTTGGACTTTATAGGCAGGATGCCCTTTGAGAGTTTTGTATGGTGTTTCGCCTTTCCCTCGTGTCACCCAGACACTAGGCTTGAAAGGTATCTTTTCAGCACGTCTTTTACCACCCGAAACATATCGGACTAGTAATTGATTGCCATGAGGATGTACATTAGTATAAAACTTCATATAATCATTCTACCCTTAATAAACTTAAAAGTAAAATAATTTATACTATTAGTTTCTTTTCTGGTAGAACCAAAGAACTTGGATTGCCCCAGATTCTTTCATACTCTTCTTTAAGTTGTTTGGTAGGAACTACAATAGATTGTATTGCTGTTCTAAAAAAGTCAATCGCATTGTCAGGATCTGCATAAGGACAATATGGTGCAAGACCAACTTGTTGTTTTGCAGGATCACTTCCAGGATCTGTCACTAGCATGCTTGGCATCTTAGTGGTATATGTTGTGGCAGTAGCATCTAGCACTTCTGCTACGATAATTTCTCCACTTGTCATCATAAATAATGATATATCTTTGTCACTCATAATATTCTCCATTTTAAAAAGTGACTCCCCTCCGAAGAGGGGAGCTGTTGTTAATTACTTAATGTCTATGACTTTAAGTTTTTTCTCTTCAGGAATTACTCTTTCAAGTTCAATTGAAAGCATTCCGTCTTCCATAGTAGCACCTTTGATAATTACATCATCGGCAATAGTAAATGTACGAGTAAAGTTTCTCTTAGAGATTCCTTTATGTACATAATCTTCTTCAACTGCAGCAAGTTCATCAGCTGTATATGGAACTGACTTAACTGTCAGAATATTTTCCTGATGTTCAACTGCAATATGTTTTTTAGAAAATCCAGCTACAGCCATTTGAATAGCAAATTTCTCTTCCGAAATCTTTACTATGTTATATGGTGGGTAGCTTTCTTGTTTGTGAATGGCATTGACGTGATCTAGACGATCGAATAGACTATCAAAGCCGACTGAAAATGGTCTTAGTTGTGACCACATGTTTATATGTGCGTTCATATTGTTTCCTCCTTATGAAGCGAGTTTAAATTAGAGAACCCAAAAAAGGCATTCTCATCATAATATATAGGTATCATTTTCATAATCCATTTCAATAATGTTGTAAGAAGTTTCTTAAAGATTAAGATACTCTCACGAATAATGCTGGTACTTTAAACCAGTTGGCACCTGCAGGATCATATGATACTGCTTGTTGTGGACCCATGTTTCTCCAAGTGGAACTTCCAGTTGAATCGATTTGCACCCATTTATTAATGTCATCACTAGGATTATCTCCTGATGCTGTCATTGGGGCAGCAAATGCTCCTTGATATCCTGGACCGAGATCTGTTGTAGATAATGTTCCAGTATAATACCAAAGTTTATTTCCAGCTACAGTACCACCGACTGCGATAGAATAGATGTTTGTACCAGCAGTTGTATCAAAAGCATAGAGCATAGCATAAGTTTGGTTTGCTCCGAGTACTGTGCTTGGTAAATTTGTTGTGTTAGTAGCAGATGTGGCAGTGGTTGCTGTTGTAGCATTCCCTGTTGTGTCCGCATCTATAGAAGATGGTAATCTAGCTTTATTTAAAGTTCCCGATCCTATGTTAGTAGCATTAGTTGTATCAGTAGTTGCTGATGTTGCTAAGGACGAGGTTGCTGCTTTTGCATCTAGTTGTGTTTGAACATTAGAAGATACAGTTGAAATATGTTGGAACTCTGCAGAAGTCACAGAGCCATCAGCTATCTTAGTAGCATCGATTGCAGCAGATGCTTTTATATTAGCATCTTCGATATTTGTAATAGAGTTGCCAGTACCATCCGCATCAATAGTTTTATTTGTTAGAGTAGTAGTAGATGCTCCAGTTAGATACCCAGCATTATTAGTAAACATATCAACATTACCAGCTTTATTGGTAAGTGTGTCAGATGAAGACGCAGTAATATATGCACTATTATTAGTGAACATTGAAATATTACCAGATTTGTTAGTAAGAG